GGTTAATAAATACAAGTAAAAATGGCGATATATATAAACGGAGTGACGATTGTAGCTGATGCTGTAGTAGAGCCAGTCAGTCTCACCGATGCAAAGAATTGGATGCGAATAGATTACACATCAGATGATTCTTTAATACAAAGTCTTCTGAATGCGTCAAGAGTACATCTTGAGAAATTGACTGGCCTTTCTTTTGTAAATAAACTAATTAGAACGAATTTTGAGTTGACTGGAACACAGCCTCCACTATGGATGGTAGACCTACCTTACGGACCGCTGGTGTGTATGGATGAATTAAAAATAAAAACTGGCATAGGTTTATACGATATTTTGACGAAGAACGAGGACTTTGAGATTATTGCAGGCAAAGTATGGATCTATAACCCAGGTATTTATACAGCTCTTTATCAAGGCGGGTTTGGAACACTTCCAGAGGATTTGGCAGACGATATAATGGCTTTGACTGCGTGGCAGTACGAGAACAGAGGCAAAAAGATGAATGCAGACAGAGATAGTTTATTAAGTCAATATCCTAATTGGGATGGCCTAAATTATCATCAATATAAAAAGGTGAATATATAATGCCAAGTGGACTTTATATAAATCCTACTCTTTTTAATAAATACATAAGGAATTTAGAGAAAAGAGTTGGCGATAAAATTGACGTTGTTGATGCAGAGTTTTTTGCTGGGGTAAGAGAAATGGAAACGCTTGCAAAGCAAAATGCTCCAGTCGATGATAACATTTTGAGAAGCATGATTACTGCATCTAAAGATCCAGCCAAGAAATTATCTTATACATTGACATCTGGAGCTTGGTATTCAGCATATGTAGAATTTGGTACTGGTCAATATGCTAAAAGCTATTTGGCTTCAATACCAGATAATTATTGGAAGGATTTGGCTAGGAAATTTTATGTAAATGGTAAAGGATGGACAAGACCGCATCCATTTTTATATCCAGCGGTTATGACTACTTTACCTAAGATATTTAATAGAATAAAAGCAATAGTAAAAGCTAAATGAAAGATTGCTCAAATAATGTTAGAACGATTTACGTTAATTTACTTAACGGCAATCTGTCATATAACGGCAAGGATGTACCAGTATATGGACAAACACCATTTAGGACTACGCCTCAAAATTATGTAGTAATTTCTAGTATTATAGAAGTTGCAAATAATACCAATGATAATTTTAGTAGTGAAGTAAGTGTAAATATTGATATTTTTAGTGAACAATATAGAGTAAACGACTTGGGTGTAGTAGACAATATTTCTGGTCAGATTTTAAATTTGTTAATACCAGATACACATATAGATGGATTTTCGGATTCTGACTTTATTGTTTATCCTACATCTAGGACAAATTCATTATATTTACCTTTGTATAACGGGGACAATTATGTAGCTCGTAAAATAATAACAATCAACAATTTAGTAAACCAAAAATAAATAAACAATGGCACAAATTTTAGGCGCAGCCCAAGCAATTGACATAGATGTTACCAACACTGGTACACCATCTACAGTTTGGGACAGTTTAGTATGTCTTAGGACATCTTCAGTTAATGGAACAGTTGACGCAACAACTGATCAAACAAATTGCGGAGTATTAACAGCAGTAGGGTTTCCACAAATGACATTAGATTTTGATGCTATTTGTGAAACTGCACCAACAAGTTTACAGATTTCATATCAAACATTGTTGTCAGCATTCAACAATAAGACTCTTGTAATGGTAAGAGTACAGAACCCAGTTGTAACTGGATCAAGCGAAGGTGCTGCATATTACCACAGATTTTCTGGGTATGTAACATCTTTGGTATTGAACCAAGCAACAACTGAATTTATTAACTTCTCAGGAACAATTCAATCTACTGGTACAATTGATATTGACCCTGCTTAATTCTAAATAATGAATTATACTACTATTACTATTGATGACAAAAAAATTGGCATCAAATTCGGAATGGCTAGCTTTCGTTATCTATCCGATAAACTTTCAGCTGGAGTTGGCTTTGAAAATAATGATCTAAATGAAATTGGCATAGCTCATATTTTATATAGCGGTTACTATAATAATTGCTTGATCAAAGAAGTCGTACCAGAATATAGTTTAGAATTTTTTGTAGATGCAATTGAGTCTAATTTAAAAAATGAGGATTTTGTAAAGCAGATACAAGACATTATACAACTATGGACAGAAAATGAGTTTGTAAAAGCAACTCAGAAAGGAGACGAGCCAAAAAAAAAGAATACTCGTGGCAAGAAATAGAACAGTACGCCTTCGGTGAATTGAAATTATTGCCACAAGATTTTTACAACATGAGTCCAAAGCATTTTTCATTAATGCTAAATGGACATAATGATCATAAGCTCGAAACGTATAAACTTGTACGACTTCTTATGTTCACAATGGTACGACTACATGGCGATAATAAATCTGGACCTAAAACTCCAGAGCAGTTATGGCCACTTGACGGCGATGAAGATACTACAGCTATAAACGAACAAGAGTACAGAGAAATTTTTAATAGGTTTAAGCATGGCAATGACCAATGAACAATTAATGATTGAATTAGGTTTAGATGCCACGAAAGTCACAAAAAGTCTTTCGCAGCTTAAAACCCAATTAAAAGCATTAGAAAATCAAAGAGCATTAACAAAAACAGAGGCTGATCTTGATATTGTTAATAGAAAAATAGGATTAGTAAAAAGTGAAATGGCCAAAATTCAAAATTTTGGCTTTGATAATTTACAAAATTCTTCTAAACAGGCAAGAACAGCAGTATCTAGTTTATCTATTGCAATCCAAGATTTACCTTTTGGATTTATTGGCATACAAAATAACTTGCCTGGAGTAATACAAGGTTTTGGAAATCTTGCATCGGAATCCAAAAATCTAAAAGATTTTAGCTCTACTTTACTAAGTCAATTAACTGGACCCGCTGGTTTATTTTTAGCATTTAGTGCAGTAACCTCAATAGTAACAGTAGCTGTACAAAAATATGGAAGCCTTGGAGGAGCAATTGATGCTCTTCTTGGGAGACAGTCAACACTGAATACAGAAATTGCTAAATTTAACGAAGAATACGAAAAATTTGCTAAAAATCAATTAAGTGTTGCTAAATTAACTCAAAATACAGTAGCATCTCAACAAGGTCAAATTACAGTTGTTCAAGCATTAGCAAAAAGAGCTAAAGATTTGACGCTTAGTCAACAAGAACAAAAAAATGTAATTGAGGAATTAAAAAATGTAAATCAAGATTTTTTTGGAGGGTTAAAAGCTGGTAAAAGCACAGTAACTGATATAGATAATGCTGTAAATAAATATGTAAAAGTATTAATAGCTAAAAGCAAAATACAAGCATATAAGGATGAAATAGATGCCACAAAAGTATTAAGTGTAGAAAATATTAGATTAGCTAATGCACAAAATGAAGTTGTAAAATCAGATAAAAATAGAAATTTTGTTCGTCAACAAGCTATAGGAATTGGCGATAACATTATCGCAAATACAGTTGCGCAGTTATTTGCTATAAAATCAAATATAAAAGAACAAGAAAATTTAAATGCTTCTAGTACAAAATTAACCACTAGATTAAATACATTAACTAAAGGCATAGATGCACAGACTGGTGTAGTAATAAAAAATTCACAAGTATTTCAAAAAGCTACTGAAGATGTAAAAAAATATTTTGAGGCATATAAACCTCCTAAGGAATATTTAGATTTTTTTAGATTATTTGATGATAAGAGTAAATTCGAAAGGGGCCAAGAATTATTTCAAGATTTAGGAAATATTGATTTTACAAAAGGAGCAAATTCAGTTACAAAGTTTAATGAAGTAATTGAAACACTCAAACAAGATTTTCCGAATCTATTTGAAGGATTTGGAGTTTCATCTGCAGAAGAAATTCCAAAGCAATTTGTAATAGTTAGAAAAATACTTAGACAAGCATTAGATAATTTAGCATTAGGAATTGTTGCAGATGGTGAAACCAGTCAAATTAATAAACTTGGAGGTAAATTAGCTGATGCATATTTTGACATAACAGATGTTTTTACAAAAAAAATAGACAAATCTAAGGGTAAAGTTTTTCAAGAAGTAAAGAAATTGCAAGATGGATTTTTTGATGAATTAGATCCAGAAAATTATATAGCTCCTGGAGAACTTACAAAATTAATTGCACCATTTGATTTAGGTGATTTAAATAAACAATTGCCAAAATTTGAACAATTTGTTGGGAAGATTTTAGAATTACGAGAAAATGCAAAAAAAGCAACATTATCATTTGTACAAGATATTAGAGATACTGCTAATGTATTAAATGATTTATTTTTTAATCCATTACAAGATCAGTTTACAAAACTTATAGAAACTGGTAAGTTTTCATTTAGAGAATTTGGTAGGGCTGTTTTAGATAATATGAAACAACTTGTTGCAAAATTAGTGGCAACTGGTATAATAACATTGCTTGCAACGATAGCAACTATGGCAATAAACCCTGGAGCTGCTGCTGCGACCAAATTAACTGGCTTCCAATTATTCGGTAGAGCATTTGCTGGCCAATTAGGCTTTGGTCCTCAAAGAGGTCCAAACTTAGCAAACATAGGTGCAGGCGGACTTGCGATGAGCGGAGCCGTGAATCTAACATTGAGGGGATCAGATCTAGTGGGTGCATTAAACAGAACTAACACTAATATTAATAGAATTGGCTAGAAGCGAAAAATATAGATTAGAGTTTAAGAATGCACAAGGCGATACTTGCACTGTGCAATTCTTATTTGAAGGATGGACTGGTGGAGTTACTTATTTGACTCCAGCGGCAAAGCCATTCACTTTATCTGAATACAATACAACAGAAGATATATTCAAGCCTTATAGGCCACAACAAGCAACAATAAATATAATAGCAAGCGATTCATCAGTAACGATGGATAGCTTTGTTACAAATAATGACAATGACATAGAAGTTATTTTTAGCTTTGGGTCATTTACCCCATATTGGTATGGGTTTATTTTGCAGGATAATTTTCAAGAGACTTGGATTGCAACAAACCATGTGCTTACATTGACTGCAACAGAAGGAATTGGTCAGCTTGCTGACAAGCAATTTAGCAACAATGGGGCTGAGGTAGTTGGTAAAATAACACCTTGGACAGCAATTGGGTATTGTTTACAAGATGCGCCGCAAAGCCTTGTACAGTCTAGGATTTACAATAGTCTTTATCATACATCAATGAATAGCACGAACACAGATATGTGTTTGGATCAATGCTATTTTGATACAAGGACATTTGTACAAGAGCCTCGGCAATACGACAGTAAATTAGAAGTACTTAATAAGATTAATGAATCTTTTAATCAGACCATGTTCCAGTACAAAGGGCAATGGTATTTTTTAAGATTAGAAGATCTTTATATATCTACTAACGAAAACCTGAGAGGATTTAGGAATCAAGTAGGAGGGGGCAGGGCTACAGTCAATCGCAGATACGATGCAAATGTTGGAGTAGGACAGAATATGCAGCAAATAACTCCTGAGATGCTGCGCTACATCAACAGAAGAGTAAAGCGTAATACCGTTAAGAAGGATTACGAAATGTTTGCGGAGTGCGTGCCTAACTCATCTTTTACAAGAGGTACACTTATAAGTGAAAACGCATCTTTAAAATTATATTCTTTAGCTAATTGGGATTTTTATTACGGCACATTGTTAGCACCAGTTACAAATACTGGAACATATAGAGTTAGTGAAGTATATGTAGATACAATTTTAAGTGAAAGATTGGCGTTTTTTAGATTAAGAGATAGCGAATATTCATGGATACAATCTGAGTATACTTATATAAGAACACTTGATACAGTCAAATTAACATTTGATGTAAGGTATAAAAATTTTACACCATCATCAACTGAATTAAAAGATTATGTTGATGATGGTGTTGCTAATTATAATGATAAAGACATTATAATTGCAGCTTTATATTTAGAAACTTCATTTGGCAATTATTGGTTAGATAAAGATGGTAAATGGATTGCAGACAATGCATCACTAGATTACCCTACTGCACAAATAAGAATGGTTTACGATCCAGTTAAAGATATATATGCTACAGATTGGCAGACAATTTCTGTTACATCTGAGCCAATGCCTTATGCTGGTAAGTTTAAAATGCAATTTTGGGGTTTATTAAGAGACGGGTATGTAGATAACCAAATAGAGGTAAAGAACTTTTCTTGTGAAACAATTCCCATATTTAACACAGATGAGAGAAGGTCAAATATAACAGGACACGAAGTATATTATGAAAAGTCAGGAAGCCTTAGAAATGAGACTACTGCTGTTACTTATTTAGAGGATAATGTATCTTATAATTTTAAAGGCAGTTTATTTAGACCAGATCAATTGACTTTTACAAATGCAGAGTGGTTTAGATTTAGATATAGTGCAGAAAGGTTCCCATTTTTGCAACAAGCATTAATCCCAATTTGGGAGCATACTAGGTTTAATAGAAATAAAATTGATGTTAATTGCTTTGGCTTAAAATTCAATAGCAATGCAGATCCAATTGGGTTGATTAATACTTTTATTTTTCCTGACGATGACCCAAATAAGATATATTATGTGCTTAATATGCGTGAGATAGATTTTGACGCAGCTACATGGACAGCTACTCTTATTGAGGTTTACGATAGCACTAAAGACCCTGGTACAAACATTACCAAGACTTTTGAGGCTGATGTGACTACTGGTTCATACAGCTCTATAAATTATGTGCCTTGGACAATAATTAGTGCTGCTGACTTTATTCTTGGCGGTACAACAAATATTACTTATAATTCTGCTGTTGCAATAACAGTTAATATATCTGTAAATGTATCTGGAGCCATTACAAGCTCAGGTACAAGTCCAGTAGAGTTTAAGTTATATAAAAATGGCGCAGCAATAAACACAGCACAAGTAAACATAAATAACAATCCTGAGTATTTTAACGTAGATTTAAGCACAAATGGAGTGGCGTTGGTAAATGGTGATATTTTGCAAGTGTGGATTGATACAAATATTTATTCTTTAGATTTGACGGGCGGGGAGATGACTTTTACTTATACAGCAAGTACTGCACAGACTTTTGACACTTATGTTGATAGATATTTAACAAATTAAAAATGGCAGAAGCAGTTACATCGGAAGGTTTAGTCATAGCGGTCACAAATGCAAGTGGTGGAATTTTCCCTTTTGCTTGTGCCAAAAATGCAACATTAAGTATTAGTAGGGATAGTCTTGAGCTTGCACCAAGAACAAATGGTGTATTCCGAGAGTATATACAAAATAGGATGAGTTTTACGGTTAGCGGCAACGGTCTGGTAAAAATGGCCGAAAGCAATATGCAACCTATTACTTTTTTTGATACATTTATAGAGGGTACAGATCAGGAGTTTTTATGCTACCTAGACATGATTGACAAGACTGGCAACTACAAAGTGTACCAATTTACTGCATTTATCACTAGCCTAAGCATATCTTCCAATGTCAGCGAGTTTGGTAGCTATGATTATACA